GTTAAAGACAAGATAAACAAGTTAAAATGAATTTAAGCGCACACGTTACATTAAAAGAGTTTCAAGCTTCAGGATTAGCAACGTTACGAAACCTTAATAACCAAATGAACGAGTCGCAAATTGCGTCCGCAAAACTTTTGTGTGAAAACGTGTTTGAACCTTTAAGAATTCACTTAAACACACCGATACAAATTAGTTCTGGGTTTCGCAGTTTACAGGTTAATAAAATGATAGGTGGCGCAAGTACAAGCCAACATACAAAAGGCGAAGCAATGGACTTACAAATAGGCGCAAAGGGTTTTAATTTTATAAAAGACAAATTACAATTCGACCAACTTATTTGGGAGTTTGGAAACGAAGAAAATCCATCTTGGGTTCACGTTAGTTTTAGTTCTAAAAATCGTAAACAAGTATTAAAAGCAACCAAAAAAAATGGGAAAACTATTTATTCTAATTATTAGCATTTTACTTTATTCGTGTTCGGCTCAATACCATTTAAACAAAGCAATTAAAAAAGGTTATGTTTGCGAAGAAACAGGCGACACAATTCGTATTACAACTTTAGATAGTATTCCGGTTATTGTAAACGACACAATAGTTTGGGAAAAGTTTATAAGCACTAAAGACACGGTTATAAAATACAACACAGTTTACGTTCCAAAAACACGAATACAATTAAAACGTGAATACAAAATAAAAATAAAAACTATCTACAAAGACAAGGTAGTTAAAAAAGCACAAGCTAAAGCTGAAGGCAAAAAGAACCGACCAAAAGGAAATTTAAATTTACTTTTTGTAGGTGTAGCAATCGGCTTATTACTTTCGTGGTTATGGAAGTACGCAATTAAATCTGTAATATAAATTTTTATGAAAAATAACAGCGCACGGTTTCGACTTAAACAGGACGAAATCCAAATTTTAATGCAGTATCGTGGAATAAAAAACGCAACTGACGACGCAGGGGTTGAAGAAAAAGACGTAAAACACGGATGGCTAAAAACAAAACAAGCAAGTTTATTCTTTAAGAACCCAAACTTTAAACAGGAAGAACTAAACGCAATTCAACAAATAAAAGACGAATGTATAAAGGAAGTAAAGTTATACGCTCCGAAATACCACGCAATAGAAACAATAAAAAGCGAAGACACGCATTTATTAGTAATTGATATTGCAGACTTACATATAGGAAAACTTGCAACAGCATTTGAAACAGGCGAAGACTATAATTCACAAATTGCCGTTAAACGTGCAAAAGACGGACTACAAGGCATCTTGGACAAAGCAAAGGGTTTTAATATTGACAAAGTATTATTTGTTGCAGGAAACGACATTTTACACACCGACAACACAAGAAGAACAACAACAGGTGGAACGCCACAAGACACGGACGGAATGTGGTACGAAAACTTTATAATGGCAAAGAACCTATACATTGATTTGTTAGAAAAGTTATTAAGTTTCGCTGAAGTCGAAGTTGTTTACAACCCAAGTAATCACGACTTGACACACGGCTTTTTTTTAATGCAGTTAATAGAAGCACACTTTAGCAAGTCCACAATCAATTTTAATGTAGATTTAAAACATCGTAAAGCATTTAAGTACGGAAACAACTTAATCGGAACTACACACGGTGACGGAGCAAAAATTGAAAACCTTCCTTTATTATTAGCGACTGAATTTCCTGTCTTATGGAGTGAAACAAAACACAGATATATTTATTCGCACCATATACACCACAAAACAAGTAAAGATTTTATAGGAGTAACATTTGAAACGTTACGCAGTCCTTCAGGAAGTGACAGTTGGCATCACAAAAACGGATATACAGGCGTTCCAAAAGCGGTTGAAGGCTACATACACCATAAAGAATTTGGGCAGGTTGCACGATTAACAAATATTTTTTAATATATTTGCAATTCATAGTTAATAAAAAGAAAACAGTTATAAGCTCCCCAGCACGTAGCTGTTTTTTTTTGTCACAAATATTGGTAAGATTTGGGACTAATAACACTAAATAAAGTTTACAAAAAGCATCATTTTTGTTAGTTATGCTTTACATTATCGGTTTAATTCCGATTAATTGTCCTGTTTTTTAATTAATAAATTGGACTTTTTATGGTTATAACCTTAATAATAGCAAAGATTTTAAGGGTTTTACCTGTATAATAATACATTATTAAGTAAAATTCACCTTAATTAAGTATTTTACTTATTTAGAATGAATATAAATTACACTTTTTTCTATTCAGAAAACGTAATAAACACAAGGGTTTTAAAAATAAATTAAAAATAATTGTTAAAAAGTATTGTAGTTATTAAAATAGTATATATATTTGCATATAATTATTAACGAAAACAAAAACAAACACTATGAAAACACTTAAAAAATTTACGATTTGGACTCCAAATAAATTCGGAATCGGTTGCTTTACTATTAAAGCCAAAGATTTTACGGACGCTTTTATTAGATTAGGTAAAAAAGACAAAATGAAAGATGGTTGGATTACTGACGAAGATGGAGAATCAATAACCTTTAACGCTATTTTAGGAATAGAAGAATTGTAACAAAAACAAGGGGTGCGACTTGGTAACGCACACTAATTTAAAAACTATGAAAACAGAATTTAACAAAGTAATTGACTTCTTGGAAACACAACAACAGGAAGACAAACTAAACACGAACCAACTGCATTTAATCATTCAAACCTTAACAACATTTTTAGACGATGAACAATTGCAGGAAGTAGAAAATTTATTTAACCAATTTAAAAAATAAGACTATGAAAAACTTAATTGATTACTTTACACCAACAACCGAAGAACACAAATCGTTTTTAAGGCACTTTTTAGGCGCTCTAATGGTGTTTGTAGTGTTGGGTGGTATGTTCTATTGGTTAATGTATTTAAAAACGTTGTAAGATGGAAAATAGAAATTTAGAATTTTGGAATAAAGGGTGGGAATTAACCTACGAGTTTTTAGGTTGGACTTATTCAATTGCAGGAACTTGGGAATTTAACGACTATGACGAAGTTTCGGAGTTTGCATTTATTGAATTAGATGTTAAAGTTTCGGAAAAGTGGTTAACAGAAACAGATGACAATTTACAACCGCACGTTCTTGGGGTTCGTATTTTAGAAGATTTACGTTTAGAAATGCAGGAAGCAATAAACAGTGATTTGGTACATTATAACTTCTGGGAATGGAAAGCGAGTAACGATGAAAGTAATTATAATTTTTACCATGAACTATGAAAGCTGGAACTATATATGACCAATTAGATTGGTGGCAACGACAATGGCGAGGTTCATTTGACTTGATGTTATATTTAGAAATATGTAGAATTAAAAAAAACGAAAACCAAAAACAAAAAACTATGAAAAGATACAAAGCAACATTTAAAACTTGGGCTTATGTTGGCGCACCGATGAAATTAGAAACACGAATAGTTGAAGCATACGACGTTCAGCACGTTAAAAATTTAATTCAAAAAAACGACGACATTATTTTAGAAATTAAACAAATAGAAAAATGAAAGAAACAGCAGTAGAGTGGTTAGTTCACGAATTAGATAAACAAATGATTGAACGAGATAAGTTTGATGCTTTTGATTGGATATTTCAAGACTTAATTAAACAAGCCGAAAAAATGGAAAAGCAACAAATAGTTGAAGCACACGGAAACAAATTAAAGAAAAGTAAAGACGAAGGAAATTACGAATATTGGTTTAGTGGCGAAGACTATTACAACAAAACATTTAAAAACACGAAACAATGATAGAACTAATAAAAGAAATAATAGAACAAGACGGACTTGCACAGAAAAACCGAAAACGTGAAATAGTACACAGGCGCATTTATTTGTTCAGGAAGCTACGCGAAGACGGACACACACTAAAAGGAATAGGAAGTTTGTTTAATATGAACCACGCAACTATTCTACACGGTTTAAAAACTTACCAAGATTTAGTTGATGTAAACGACAAGTTATTTTTACACGACATAGAATACTACAAATTGCTTTTGAGTTTAGAACGTCCAGAACTTGACTTGCGTAAAGAAATAAAAGAAGCAAAGAACTTAAAAGACTTGCGTAAAATTCAATTAAGAATAAAAAATAAATTTTATTAATTCGTGTTTATGTTAAATTAATTATTATATTTGCGATATGGTTCGGTCTCACGTAATAGAACAAAAAAAATTATTAACCCTTGTTAATGAAGCAGAAGTGAGACCCTGCGGATTCAACAGGGGTTTTTTATTTAAAAAAAATTAGAGTATGAAAGGTTGGATTAAAATACACAGGTGCTTATTAGAAAACCCAATTTACAATTGTGAGCCATTTGATAGGACACACGCTTGGATTGATTTATTATTATTAGCAAACCACAAAGAAGGATATTTTTATAAACGTGGTATTCGTATTGATGTAAAAGAAGGGCAAGTTGGTTACGATATTGATAGTTTAGGTAAGCGCTGGAAATGGTCAAGGGGCAAAGTTGAAAGGTTTTTAAATTCGTTAGAAAATGATAAAAATATAGTAAGGCAAAAAAACAACGTAACTACTTTAATATCAATAGTTAAGTATAAAGAGTATCAAGCAAACGATAAAGCAAACGAACACCAAACGATAAAGCAAACGAACACTAACAAGAATGAAAAGAATAATAAAGAAAATATATATAGAGAATTTCAACACTTATTTATAACAAATGAAGAAGTAAATAAATTATTATTAAATTATTCAAGTAATCAAATTAGCGATATTTTAAACGAAATTGAAAATTATAAAGGAAATACAAAATACAAAAGTTTATATTTAACAGCCGTAAAATGGCTACAAAAAAACAAATCAACATCAGAAGGAATATCACCAGAAGAAATAAAAGCAAGAAAATATGGATATCTTAAATAATGGCTCAGCACTTGAATACCTATTAAATTATCGAGACGGTAAAATAAAACACGGTTTAGAACTTGGAAATGGTTTAGATGATTATTTAAAATTTAAACGTAAACAAGTAAATATAATTTTAGGACACGACAACGTTGGAAAGACTTATTTTATAAACTGGTATTTTTTAGCACTTGCCCTTAAACACAAATTAAGGTTTATAATATGGAGCGGTGAAAATCAACACGGACAAATTTTGAGAGACTTAATACAAATGTATGCAGGTATCCATTTTAAACAATTAACTCACGATGAAATAAGAAACTATTCAGCATACTTGGAACAATACTTTACATTTGTAAAAAACGACCGCCTTTACAAACACGAAGAACTATTTAAAATATTTGAAGAAAGCGAATGTGATGTTGCACTTATTGACCCATTTACCGGACTTGACCGCAATATGACTTACGAAGGTAACTACCAATTTATGAATGCTGCAAGAGAATTTGTAAACAAAACAGGGATGACAATTTATATAAATACTCATCCAAATACTGAAAGCGGAAGGAGTTCAAATATTTATCCAGATGGAGATTTTAAAGGACATTTAAAAGCACCGTTAAAAGACCACGTTGAAGGTGGCAAAGCATTTACAAATAGATGCGATGATATGATAGTTATTCATAGATTAATTAAACACGAAAATATGAAGTATGTAACTTGGGTTTCTACTGAAAAAATAAAAGACGTAGATACAGGCGGAAAACATACTGGCTTAAACGACCCCGTTTATTGCGAATACAATTACGGATTAGGTTTTAAAGTTTACGGAAAAGACGTAATTTCGGAATTTAGACCAAAAAATAATATTAATTTAAACCCTTTTTAAAATGGAACTAGAATTATTAAGTAGCAGAATAAACTTAAACCACACTTGTTTAAAATTACAAGTAAGTATTGAAGACATAAAAACGAAACATCCTAACCGAATTGATTTAATAACTTCTATGCAACAGTCTTTAATAGAAATTACCCGGGCAATGGCTGTTTATCAAACTTTAGAAAAAGAATTTAGGGCAACAAGACAAATTAATTTTGATCTTCAGCATTTAAATTTAGAGTTGAAGCAGGATGTAAAAGACCTAAAAAAAATAATAGAGTATAACAATGCCGAACTTTGAAAACAAGAGCTAAAAAATGTTTTAACTGTAAAGAAGAATTTTTACCATTCAACACACTACAAAAGTTTTGTTTAAAAAACGAATGTATAAAAGCAATGGTTGAAGCGCAAAAGTTAAAGGAATGGAACAAGAAGAAAAAGAAGTTAGTTGAAAACCTAAAAACTGCAAACGACTATTTAAAAATAGCACAACAGGTTTTTAATAAATATATAAGGCAACGTGATGCTGGTCTTAATTGTATTTCTTGCAATAAACCTTGTAAAAAAGAAAACGCAGGACATTATTATTCGCAAGGCGGACACTCAAATGTTAGGTTTGACGAAGACAATGTGCATTTACAATGCGAAGCGTGTAATACTTATTTAAGCGGTAACCTGTTAAACTATCAAATAGGCATAAAAGAACGAATAGGATCGCAAAGATTAATGGAACTTCAAGCAAAAGCACACGAAACAAAAAAATGGAGTAAGGACGAACTAAAAAAATTAATAGAATTTTATAAAAAAAATATAATAAAATAGCTATTTATTAAATAATTCTTTTTATATTTGTATCTAATTATTAACTTAAAACAAACACTATGGAAACAAATGAATTTATTAATGATTTAGGAACCTCTGATTATGAAAGTTGGGTTTTAGTACAAAAAGCACATTTAAAAAATGCTTACAATGAGCAAGTTAATGAATGCGGATTTAACAAACAAACTGGGTATGTTTATATTGCATTAGAAAATGGAATACAAATTGCCTCTTGTTTTGGTCAAGACGTTGAGTATATTAAATACAATTACAAAACAGATGAAGAATTATTTTATGAAGAATATACGGAAGCATTAAACAATTAATTAATAAAAACAAAAACTATGAAACAATACAACGCACAAGTTCCAGAAATAACGTTAAAATATAAAAGTTCGGACGTTATAAAAACAAAAATTACTAATTCAAACCAATGTTATGAATTATTAAAACAAATGTTTGATGCAGACACGTTAGAATATTGTGAAAGCGCAATAGCAATCTATTTAAACAGGGCAAACAATACAATAGGATGGCAAAAAGTATCACAAGGCGGTATTACAGGAACAGTTGTTGATATTAGAATAATTTTAGCAACCGCTTTAAAATGCGGAGCTACCAATATTATTATAAGTCATAACCATCCAAGCGGACAATTAACGTCAAGCAAAGAAGATGACAACTTGACAAAAAAATTAAACGAAGCGTGTAAACTAATAGACATGAGTTTGTTAGATCACGTTATTATTACAAACGAAGGTTATTATTCTTATTCAGACGATAACAAAATAATTAGTAACAATTAAAACCAATATAACTATGAAACATTTATTTAAATCACTAGCACAATTTCAGCAGGAAGTTCCTGTAATTCACAAAGCAACGCAAGGTTACGGCTACACTTACGCCGATCTTCCAAAAATTTTAGAAGTGATTAACCCACTACTAAAAAAACACGGTTTAGGGTTTACACAACTCCTTAATTCAAAGGATGGCGAAAACTATTTAGCAACAATTATTTTTCATGTTGAAAGTGGTGAAAGCATGGAAAGTTTAACTCTTATTCCACAAGTAGAATTAAAGCAAATGAATTTATATCAATCTTTCGGAAGCGGTTGCACCTATTTTCGTCGTTACTGTTTGAGTTCAATTTTGGGGATTGTGACGGATAAAGACACGGACGCAAGTGGTGAACAAGTAAAACAAGAACCAAAGAAACCAGCTATTGACAACGCACGTTTTCAAAAAGCAATTGACGCAATAAGCAAAGGAGAATATACAATTGAGGAGCTAACAACAAAGTTTTCTTTGACTGAAGCACAACTAAAAATAATAACAGTATGAAAATACGTTGTTCAGCATTGGGGCGGTTGATGACCGCTCCACGCACCAAGACCGAGATATTAAGTAAAACAGCAAAGTCTTATATTCAAGAATTGGTATTAGAGGAAAAATTCGGCATTAAGAAGGAATTTAGTTCACGTTACACGGACAAAGGTTTGCAATGCGAGGATGAAGCAATAAATTTAGTAAATGATATTTTAGGATTAGGATTTATATTTAAGAACGAAGAACATTTTGAAAATGATTGGATAACTGGAACTCCAGACGTAAACACGAATGAAATTTTATTAGACATAAAATGCAGTTACGAAGCTCACACGTTTCCGTTCTTTGAAAACGAAATACCTAGTAAAGATTATTTTTTCCAGTTACAGGGTTATTTATGGCTTACAAATAAAACTGAAGCGTTATTGTGTTATTGTTTAGTAAATACACCTTTAGAGATAGTTGAAGATGAAGTAAGGCGAGAACACTGGAAACATTTTAAAATTGACGAAGATCTAGAAATTAGGGAATATGTAGAAAAGAAACATAACTTTGATCATTTACCAGGTGTAACAAAAGTTAAAGTCTTTAAAGTTGAACGAGACGAAACAGTAATTTGGGAAATACAAAACAAAGTAGAGGAAGCAAGAATTTATTTTAATCAATTAATAGAAACAATATGAAAGAAAAAACAATAGCAATTATTTTAATTTTAATTATTTACGGATTTGCTGCAATTGGTATTTACAAATTCTTTACTTGGTTGATATGAACATACAAATAGAAGACAAAATTTTATTAAACGTTTTAGCACGATTTAAACAACGTTCAGACGTAGGAATAAAGAAATACAACACAACATTAGAAAGAACTGATTTAACAACGTTAGAATGGCTTACACACGCACAGGAGGAGGCAATGGACTTTGTTCTATACTTGGAGCGATTAAAACACGAATATAAACTAAATAAATAAAAATGGAAACAAGAAACAACAGCGGTGCAATTTTCAAAAACGAAAACAAAAAAGCAGAAAATCAACCCGATTACAAAGGAAAAGTAAACGTAAACGGCAAGGATATGGAAGTAGCGTTATGGCTGAAGACTTCAGCAAAGGGAGTTAAATTTTTTAGTGCAAGTTTTAGTGAACCATTTGTAAAAAATGAGCCACAAATAAATAATAATGAGCCACAATACAAAGTGCTAGATGTAAACGAAGATTTACCGTTTTGATATGTACATACAAGACGAACAGTTACGCAAGGAATTGAAAAAGATTTTAGCTTTTAAAAAACGAAACAGCATTGTAAAAGAAATACAGGACAAAGGAAATAAATTTCACTTTTTTCAGCTTACAAACTTTCTACAGGGCAAAGACGTTTCACTTTCAACGCTTAAAAAAATAGATTACTTCGTAAATAAATAAAATTTTCAAGTTAAAAACGTAAGCGCAGACTTAATTGTTTGCGCTTTTTTGTTATACACAATTTATTGTTAATAAATTAATTTGTTTATTGTTGAAAAATTAATCATACATTTGCTTAATATCTAAACAATGAAAAATGACAATATTAACTTATATCGCAATATCATGGTTTAT